CACGATCCTTCGGGCGGCTGGCGAAGTCCGCAGGCGTTCGCAGAAACCCGCACGAGTACGCGGGAACCGGCGCGATCAGGCAAGAAAAAACCCCAACCGAGAACGGTTGGGGTTTCGTTATTGGTGGTGGAACACGGAACTGAACCCGCGTCCGTACTCCGATCCAGATATTAACGCATGGTCCCTGAGTCCGTCGATTCGACGATTTGGCAAAATGCTTCTGGGCATCGAGCAAGTCGGTGACGCCCGAAACTTCAAGCGCTTGCTGACCAAGTGTCAGACGTACCAACTTGTGTGACTAAAGACCGCAACTTGGCCACTGCCTCAACGGGATTGTGGGGCAGCGTGGCGAAGCTGATTTTCTTCCCGCTATCAAGGCTCCAAGGGTTGTTCTGCTCGGCAAGTGGCGTATCAGGTTTGGATGGGTCGAAGGGATATGCCAAGAGTCCCCAGGTCAACAATCCTGCAGGAGCTTGAAAGCGTCCCAGGTAGGCTGTCATTTGGTAAAGGTCGTCGCGCTGCGGCCCATTTGGTGAGCTGGCAGACGGATGAAGGGACTTGTACTTGGCATCAACTACGCCTCTGATAGTTGTTCCTGAAAGCAGGATGGCGTCGGGTACCAATGTGCCCAGACCTTGACCCGAGACATCGCTGTGGAGCAGCTTCTTGGCGGCAGACTTCTCTCTGGTGCCATGAGTCACGGTCAGTGGGGCAGCGGCCTTGCGCAGGATGCTGAGGACGTACATTTCCCACAGCTCGGCGACGTCGAGCAGCACCCCCTTTGTTTCGCCGCTGGCATCAATATCGGCGGCTAGCCCCCTTCGGTTTGCAATCTGCCGCGACAACTCAGCGATAGGCGCAAAGCCTGCGGTGATCGGCGTGTACCGAATCCTATCCAGTTCAGCCTTTGTCGGCACGCGTGGTCGCGCCCCGGTGACAGCCATCAGATGGGGGAGGAGTTCCTTGGCACGTTTCGGTAGCCATTTTTCGTCCGGCACCCCAAGCCAGCGTCGCAGAACTTCGTAGGCAGCGACGATGGCGTCAGATGCAGCGTGATCTAGCGTTCGCTCTGAACGGATGGAAACAACCTGCCCACCGCCGGTGGCGATCAAGCGCAGTGACGCCGGGACATCAAGCCGCCCCCTCACTGTCGCGCCTTTCGTGGCCACTTCACGGCGAAGCGCAGGCAGCCCATGCCGTGCCGCATCGATGAAGCCATAGGCCCAAACGGACGCGAGGAGTTGGGCAATGAACGATTCGTCCTCCCTGAGCTTTCCGGGCGCGTCGGTCAGCACGACAGACGTGGCTTCAAAAAGCCAATTCCGAAGCGTGGTCAGGCCAAAACGTGGCTCAATGGTCAGGCTGTGCCCCTCGAAGGAAATCGAGCCAACGTACCGGCCAGCCCACCAAGTGCCGTCCCATGCGCAGTAGACGATGGGTTCGTCCTCGTCCCTTTCGCCGGAAATGGGCACGACAAGGCTCGAGGCTTTGACATCGGTTGCGATCTTACGGAGCCAGTTCGCTTCCGCCGCTGTCGGTTGCGGGGCAAGCGGCGAGCAGTCACGCGCGACTAGTTTCACTCTGCCACCGACGGCTTGAGCAGAACCTTGGATAGCCGGTCGAGCTCGGTATTGCGTGCGTTCGCGTCCAGTCCAGCGAGGTACTGCTCCAATAGTGGACGGAGGGATAGGTTCCAAACTTGCACAACGGGCTCGAGCGCTTCACCCTTCTTGTTCCAAAGATAGTTCTGCTTACGCGAAGGTCGAGCACCGAGGAAATTGCGCAGGAATACGACCACGTCGAGCAGGTAGGTGTGCCCGATCTCGTATTGCGAGCCAAGCAGCTGGCTGTCGTGGATCTGCTTGTTCAACGCCGCCGCAGCTGCCGCCAATTTGCGGAAGTCCGGTTCGATGCGATCCCACTCCAAGCCCGATTCCAGATCCTTCCACTTCGATTCGGCGGCCCCCACCAGAGCCTCGGCGTCAAACGGACACAGTAGCCACAGGAAGCGGCGGCGCAGTGCGAAGTCGATCTGCTCAATGGACTGATCGATCAGGTTCATGGTGCCGATCACATACAGATCGTCCGGGATGCGCAGCTTCATTGCTGCCCCGTCGCCGTCGCGCGCCGGAAGCTCTATCGTCTGATTGCGATCCTCAAGCAAGGAGAAGCACTCGCCGAGCATCCGACTCAGATCCGTCCGATTCATTTCATCTAGGATCAGGATGTGCGGCAGACGTTCAGCGCGTGGCTTCTGCTCAATTTCCTCAATCAGCTTTGGAAGGTAGCCAGCTCGATATTCCGTGCCACCACTATGCGAAATGTGGAGTGCGCGAATGAAGTCCTCGTAGCTGTAGGCTGGATGCAGCTGTAGTCGATGCACGTTGTCGCGGATCGCAGACTCGATAGCAGATTGCGACTGGAAGTAGCGAGCCGGGCCCATTTGGCTCAGTGCCGCAGATCGGATGACTCGCTCAGCCAGCTTCTTGGCGCGGAAAGTCTTGCCAGTACCCGGCGGGCCATAGAGGACGATCTGCTTCTTGTGCTGGATGATCTCCAGCGGCGCGCCTTCAGATGCGCCCTCGCTATCGTCGTACCAAGCCTCGACCAGCGGTGACCAATAAAAGTCCAGCTCCTGGTTGGGAAGCAACTTTTCGAGCTCCTGGCGAATGGCCAAGATCGCTCGGTCATCATCCTCTGATTCGGCAGTGACCAGCCCCGAGAAAGCCTTGATGACTCTGCGCTTGTGATTGCCACTGGCTATGCGCTCAAAGTGTTCGGGGAACAGTAGGTGAAGAAGCATGTGCCGAAGCTGCTTCGACTCGGCATCCTCAATGCTGTCCACGAGCTCTTGAAAAAGCCACGGATCGGAGGCTGCCGTTGCCTGCTGATCCGGCGGCAACTTCTTCCATGCGATGGCTAGCTCGATCAGAAAGGCGATCTCGAATGGGCGACGGGTGTTGTAGCCCTGGCCACCACTGCCGATCCCATTGGCGAAGGCTGCTGACACAGGGTGTGATTCCGGCAGGCTGTCACCGCCCCAGCCGAGGACCTCGTTCACAACCTGCCGCTTGCGAGCTCCTCCGACACTGGAAGGGAACAGGAAGTACACGCACAAGACCTCTGCTGCAAGGCGCGAAACGTCCTGTCCTGCCTTGCCCACCTGGTCTCTAAACTTGTCGATGAACGTGCGGTCGCCTTCGTCAGGAGTGGCAACGAAGGCCTTGTGGATGGATTCAAGAACGTCAGGCCGCCAAACGGAAGCGTCGGCGAACAGCAGCGAGCCGTCGCTCAGGAGGCAGTTGGATCGGAAAGAATCGGCCGCGAGGTAGATCTTGCTGGTGTCGTGTTCTGAGTATCTGGCCAAAACTTCATCTCCTTTCGTTTTGTCGCGTTCCTAAGCGGTCATCTCGGCATTTTGCAATGCATTGCAGGGCGCGGTCAGGAAATGTTCTGACAGCAGCTTCCTCAGTATTTCCCTTGCGGAAATTAGTGATGGCGCAAGCATTGGTATCTTCACGACATGCACTGAATAATTTCTACCGCCCAAATTGGAATCAAATTTTTGATGGTAGCCGGTATCGCCTGTCTCACTCGTTACGTCTGGGTATAGGAGGACGACATCGGTACAGTTAAATCTCGATCCGTATGCTAGTACTTGGTATATGTCCTCGCGAGAAATACCTAAATGACGCTTGCGCATATCTAGAAACTTCCATTTGGTGTCGATAATCAAAATTGTTTTCCCGCCCCCCCCGATCAGTCGCACATCTGGAATCAATTCGAAGACGCCATTTCCATCACTATGAGTGCATGCAAAGGTACCTCGTCCTTGGGCTTTTGAGATCAAACCAGAAGTCGGTGAAATTCGACTCAACTCCTTCGCTACGAATTGCTCGAAGAGGCGAGAAGTGAAGACAATCTCTGCAGTCGCAAGCTTTTCTCCTACAAAGACACCGACCCCTTCTTCATCCAGCAGAGCTTTGCTTTGCCTCAATAGTGAATGGTAAATAGGCGGAAGGCGGTCCGTGCGAATCCGTGCCCATTCCAAGCGGTGATCTCGCGAAGCATCCACGGAATCAAACTCGGATAGGCATAGATCAACGCGCCCTCGCATTCGAGCAGAACATCTTGGACGGTAACGGAGAAGAACTTCCTTGAAAATTCTATTTTCTGGAACGTCTTCAGTCAGAGAAACCCACTCCGACGCGAAGCGACCCGGTCTGCGAATGCTCTCGTAACACTGGCTAGGAAACGAAATTCGACCGCGAGGTGATGGTAGGCTATCGGTAGTTGATACGTACCTTCTAATTACTTGGCGTCGGCGAGCTAGCTGCAGCTCATCGCAGAACACCTCCAAAAGTGCCTCATACCTATTCCCATCTGCACTTAGGGATGCCAGCCCCGCTGTAATTGATTGGGCGGACAAAGCAGTTGCCAGCATTGCTGACAAACTGTTATCCAGACGTGATCTCTCCTCTGGCCTTAGTTGATTTGCTCCTATTGGAACTACCTCAAGCACTAACGTGCCAGACTCAAGGGTGCCTGTCCAAAATTTAGGCACTAATGCTCCGGGTAGAATGTCGAAGTAAGCGTCTGGCTCTTCGCCAGTGTTTTGCCTCCAAGCAGCAAGAATAGAGGCTAGTTCCTCTAGAGACTCTAGCTCGAACCCCCGACCTATCCGCAACTTAGACCATTCTTCACACTGCAGCAGGCGCTTCATTGGAGTCCGCCTTAATCTCGCCAGGATTCGCTGGAAGTGGAGATGCTTTTTGGCAAAGCTTCAACAGGCAGTTGACTGCGTACGCTTCATCGTCAGGCCCCGGGATGATTCGCGTTGGATTCCAAAAACGCGGGTCAAGTTCTAGGCTCGTAGGAGTGGTATGAGGGCGATATCCAAAGGAGGATGCCGTGTCCTGATCCATTCCAAACAGATTATTAAACTGTTTGTCTGGTGGGTTAAGCTTGAAGAAATTTGCGCCGTGCGAAACAGAGTCTCCGAGAACTAGGAGCATCAAGCCCTCATTTCCATAAAAATACTCGCGTAGTAGCGGAATGACTTTCGTCGCAAGTCGATCAATGACTTTTGAGTTGGTGTCGCATCCCACAAAATAACCATGCCCAATGCAGTGGTCAGAATCTAGTAAGTGCTCGATTCTGGCATTGATCAGTTGCAGAAGCCGTCGACAGTCAACCGATAGTGCGTCTGTTGTTTCCCGTAAAAGAGACGGCTCAGGCGGTATTTGAATAAAATCAAACCTGCGCCGTAGCGCATGATCAACAAGGGCAATATTTCTATCGGATGAATTCATTGTGCCGATCAAGTGCAAATTTGACGGCATGAATAGGCGAGACTCCAATTCTTCAGCGCGCGGGTACTGTAGCTCTATTCCAATGGGAAATTCAGCGCCAACTCTCTTGTCAGAGTCCAAGGTTGAAATCAAAGGCCCTAGGATTCGGCTTACATCACCCCTGTTAATCTCGTCTATGACTATGACAAATTCCTTCCCCGGCACCTGTAGGGCGCGTCGGATCATTCGGAGTAGCAAGCCTTCATGAACCCGATAACGAAGTTGGCCCATTTGCGCAGCTTCGTTAGGAGCGTCATCATCACTTGCGACACTGTCGTCTTCCGATATCACAGGACGAATGGATTCGACCAGATCTTCGTACTGGAGCGATGGATGGAAGGTTATGAATGCGCACTGATCCCTATAATCGTTAAATTTCTCAAACGAGGTCGTCGGATTTCCTTTGTCGTCGAAGCCAGGCTCGACAATTTTCACAGCTTCACGAACGGCCGATAGGGTTTTCCCAGTTCCTGGTGGCCCGTAATAAACTCTGACAATCGACCGGGTTGAGCTTTTCTTGCGTAGCAGCAAACGCGTTCCGGCAGCTGCCAAGTCCTGCAGCGCAAGGGCGCGAAGCGCTTCAAATTCTTCTAGTCCACCGAATGGATACACTTTCGCAGAGAGATGTTTTGCGACCGCAGCTACATCTTCAAGTTCGCGGTGCAGATCTGCTTGTGCAACTGAGTTTGGTAGAACCTTTACAGCAATAAAAGACGCTAGAATCTTCTTCAACGTTGTCGTTCTAACATCCTTAAGAAAGACAACGTCAGGAGTTATTGATATTCCTGCAATGGACGATTGAGGCGTCGGGAATAGGCCGTTTTGATCCCAGTCGACGCTCGAAATTTTCCGGCCATACATTGGGCCTTTGCCATCGCTTTCCAGCGCATCAGAAGCGATGTCGAAGAGAAGGTTAGATACTTCGCCGAGCTTGTTGTGGTTCTGAGCATTTTGGTAATGGGAGGCGATGCCAACCAGAATAGCTCCGGCACGGGGCAAGGCCATAAGAACTAAACGCCAGCCCGCATTACTTCTGTATCGATCAAAAAGACTTTTGCGATAAATGCCAATATTTAGAAAATGAACATCGCCGAGCCAGGCCTTGTAATCATCTTCACCCAGACCGGCAGATTCGATCTTGTTCTTGATGCCTCGTCGAAGCTCATTAGTCCAGAGATTATCAATGTTTGCTTCGGTGTAATAGTTGAAGTCGGCGTCCACTCCCCACTCGGCATCAGGGAATAGTCCGCTTAGTTCAGCGAGAGCGCCTGCACGCTCTGCTTCGCATGTCGGCTTACTGTTTGAACGGAGTAGGTCAAGAAGCGCCATATATTTTCGCCCTGGAAGAAGAAAAGGGGCTGCAGGCAGGCCCCTGTTAATGTAAATTGATTGATTTCTTAGCTGGCAACAACTTCCGAAGGAGCACTCTCCTGCGCTGAAACCTTGGTGTTCCGTGTGGCCTTTCGTCGAGGAGTCCCAATTGCAGTTTGTTGGTCCAGCAGCTCAAGTAGGCTCCGCAATGCCAGACCGATACCTTCCGCCATCAGCGGGGGCACAGCATTGCCCACTTGCGAGCACCTAGCCACGTCATGCTTGCGGCGAGGGCCATTGATCGTGTAGCGACCGTGAAAGTGGAAATTGTCAGGAAACGATTGAAACCTTGCCATTTCACGGACAGTGATATTTCGTGGTTCGATATAGTGAATAAACTCGTCGGGGTGGGTCGTAATAGTCGAAACGACAGCCGCCGAATCAATAAGAACTTTTTTGTCTTTTTTGGTGTCATTCTCAAGCAAGAATGCTTTTGACAGTCGGCCCGGTGGCTGTGTCTTGTGGGCTAAGGTGTACAGCTCCTGGATTCGCTCGCCATGCTTCGAGAACCGATGTGAATTCGGGGTGGCTCCTGTTTTTTGACCACGCCTCATTGCTCGTGCATATGCAGAAACTGCCTTAGTGTAAGTAGCAGACTCGAACTTTTCTGAGTCCGGACATATCACACGAACGCCGCCAGTGAGGTCATCAATTGCTTCCTTGGCAGTGACGTTCCTTGTTTGATGCAACCCCCAGTGTTGGCGTACAGCTGCAGCCGATTTATCCAGCATGTCCTTGAAGGCCGCCTTGAGGTCTTTTGAAGGCATCGAACAATTTTGGATGCCTACGATGACCACGCGACGCCTAGATTGGGGAACGCCAAATCGGCTAGCGTCGAGCACGTCGAAAGTACTTGTGTAGCCTAATTTAGAAAGGTGTTCGATTACTGCGTCAGCCACGGAGATACTTGCTTCACCAGGGCGGGCAACAAATCTGCGTGCAATCCCTTCAACGTTTTCTATTAGCACAACCCGTGGCCGTACTAAGTCAACCATGTCAAGCATTTGATAGACCAGACTATTTCTCTCATCGGCACCATCTCGACGACCTCCAACGCTGAATCCTTGACATGGAGGTCCTCCTGCCATCATCGTCACCGCGCCACGCAAAGACCGAAGGTGCGCGCGTACCGACTCATCCTTCAAGAGAGCAACGATGTCATGGTTCTTTTTTTCTAGCCATACAGGCCACTCGGGGAAACTTGAGTATGGAGCGTTAGGGGCCAGGAAATTCTGAGACAGGGTTTCAAACGCCATTGGATCGCGTTCGATTGCAAATATCCCGCTCCAGCCCGCTTCTTTAAGCCCGAGACTCAGACCGCCGCATCCCGCAAAGAGGTCTATGCAGGAAAGTCCTAGCTTGTTTGATGTTGTCACTTCTAGGTTCCCCGTTCTATCAGCTCTTCTTTGCGCCAACTGCACTTAGCTCTCTAGCTGAGGTCGGCGCAAGTAATGACCCCTGCAAGGGGTACTGTTCTCTATCCAAGTGCTCTTTAATCAATCGAACGATAAGTGTTGATTTTTTGTACCCACGTTCGTTGCAAAAAGATTCGAAGCGACGAGCTTCGTCATCGGGGACAAGCACTGAAATCTTTGTTGGCACGGCCACAGACACTCCTCGGGCAAGATGACGAGGATTAGACCACAAAAAGCCGCACAAAGCACTACAAATGCGCATTTGTGAGCACTACTGCGGCTGGGGCTAAGTACCAATTTCTCATCGTTAATCGACCTTTAGGCGCGCGAGCTCTGTGACCCACGCCTGCAACGCCTTCAGTTGCTCGGCGTTTTCGTGGCAGGTCTGGTAGTTGGCGGCAATGGTTCCGGCGACGGCAGAGAGCGCAATGCCTGCGGCGGCCGCATCAGCATCTCGGGTAGGCTCGGGCAGCTCACCGGCGGCGGCAGCGTCGTGCAGGCGCACAAAGCCACGGTTGATAGTGCAAGCAGCGTCGGCTTGAACGGGGACATAGACGGGGACCTCCTTGATGATGGTTTCGCCCTTCTCGCGGACGATGCGGACGCGGTCGACGTACTGGGTGACGACCTTGACGGTGGCCTGCGCCTGCCGCTCACGGATGGCGGCGACCTGCAGGGTCTGCTTCTGGACGGCGGCATCCCACTGCGCTTGAATGTGGCCAGCACCCTTGACCCAGCCGAAGCCGACCAGGGCGGCAGCCAGCGCAGCGACGGCCAGCCAGCGGTACGGCCAAGGGATCAGGTTCATGGCGCTTCCCCGAAGCACTGGCGGTACTCAGCCTCGCGGCGCTTGGCCAACCCGCCGCACAGGCGCGCATTGGCAGGCAGCGCGCAGTCCTTGCCCTGGAAGAAGCGCCAGCGCAGCAGCTCGGCACAGGCTCCGGCGTAGTCCTCGGCGTTGAGCTTCTTGACCAGCGTGGACTGGCAGAACGCGCGGCTGCCGACGTTGTAGGAGAAGCTGACCAGCGCGTCGTACTCGTGCTGGGCCAGCGGCACGGTCACGCATTGCTTGAGCGCGCCCTCGAACTGCTGAACGTCGGTGAGCGCGCGGGCCAGCGCCTTCGGCGGCGTGGTGGTGTCGCCCAGTTTCACGTCAGTCGTGGTGCCGAAGCCGATGGTCGGCACATCGCCCTTGACCGGGATCACTGCACGGTCGGTGTAGCCCTCGTGCAGAACGATGCCGACCAGGGCGGCGGCGGACAGCGTCAGCGCGGCCACGGCCTTGCGCGATGTTGGAGTGGATGGCCGGATCATTGGTGCATCTCCGGCTGCGCCACGATGCGCGCCACGGTCGCGCCGATGCTGGCGGCGAAGGCCAGCAGCACGAACGCGCCGCGCGGCAACACGTCACCAAAGATCGGCACCACCACTTCGGCGGCAGTGAAGGCAGCGGCCAGCAGCGAGAAGCGGATGCTCCAGGCGCGCCGCAGCACGCGCCGCCAGTCGTCGAGCAGGCAGAGTTTGGGTTTCATTGCGCGCCTCCCATCAACTTCAACTTGATGGCGGCTCCCACCAGCAGCGCGGCCAGAATGCCGGTGGTGACAACCTTCACCGTGGTCTGCCACGCCGTGCGACGGGCGTCGCGCCACGCCTCCAACAGGTCGCGCAGCTCGCGGATGTCGCGGGCGGCGTGGCCGTTTTCCAGTCCGAGATGGGCCAGAACCCGTTCGGCTCCACGCTCGGCAGCACGGTCGAGCAGTTCATCGAAGTCCTCGCGGCGCAGCAGGAGCATGTTTTCCACGAGGGCGGCGGGTGCTTGTTGTTCTTGGTCGGTCATCGCAGGTCTCCAAAATGCAAAACCCGCCTCGTGGGCGGGTTCGGTGGTTGCGGCGGATGTGGTTTCAGATGGCGATGCCCGCGCTCCAGCCAGCGGGCTTGTAGGCCGAGAGCTTGGCCTCGTCCTCGATGTAGCAGAGCCAGCCGGTCTGCGGCGCGTGGTACTCCCACACGCCATCGATGCGCACGGCGATCTGGTTGGCCTTGCCAGCCCACGCGCCGGTGGCGGCGGCAGGCACGATGTAGCGGTCACCGTCAGCGGGACTGGCCGGTGGCGTGGTCAGATCGCGGTCTTTGACGGACAGGCCCACGGTTGCGCCGAGGCGTTTTAGGTTGGCGTCCATCGCGCTGCCCCAGCCGCTTTCGCCCAGCGTCCAGCCGTAGGTGATCCCAAGGTTCGGGTCGGTGTTGGCCATCAGAGTCCTCCGTAATAGTTGCCGTAGTGCAGGCCGTAGCCCGCGCGAATGACTTGCCGCACCTGCGGCTGCCAGCTTTCCAGCCCATCGCGCACGGCGGCGATTTCCAGCGTCACGCGATCACCCAGCGCCCCGGCATCAACGGCGGCGCTGGCTACATCCCAGACGAAGCTGCTGCCGGTGATGCCGGTTTCGGTGCGCACCAGCGCGCCGTTGCGATCCAGTATGCGCAGCGTGTAGCTCACGCCCGGTTCCGGGCCGATATCACCTTCGTCCTGCTGCACGAGGTAGGCGGTCTGCTGCGTGCGGTCGCGGTGGGCCCACGCGACGGTGAGATCACTGGCCACCACGGCAGGCTCGGTCTGGCCATTGATGCGGATGCGTCCGGGCGGGTACGGCAAGGCCTGCCGACCGGTCAGCAGCAGCGGCTGGCCATTGCTGGCCAACACCGCATCGCCCTGATCGGTCGATGTGCGCGGAATTGCGCCGACGAACACCGATTCGCCCGGGGCGCGCTCCGCACCTTCGGACGCGAGCCATTCGCCGACGCCGATCAATCGCGTGCCACTGACGTGCGACTGCGGCGTGGTGTCGAGCACGCCGCGCGCCAGATCAATGCTGGCGTTTGCCGCGTCGAAGGCCAGCACGACCAAGGCTTCACGGATGTCGCCTGCCGCATCGAGCAGATAGGCGTAATCACCCACGGCCAGTCGTTCGGGCTGGCTGATGGCGGTCACCGGCACGCTGACGGCATCGGCCTCGCTGGCGGGCAAGGCGGCATTGAGCGTGAGGAGCGGCGCGTAGTCCTCGCTGGCCACGCTGGCGATATCACCTGCGGTCGCGCCGGTGGCGAGCTGCCAGTTCAGTTGCCCCGCACCACCGGCAGCGGCCAGTGCGCCGACGGCGGCGTCGGTGTCGGTGAGGTAATCCAGCTCGGCCCGCGACAGCGTGCGCGCCAGCTCCCAGTACGGAATCTCCACCGCGACGACCTGCGCAGGCGGCAGCGGTTCCAGCGTCGGCTCCTCGATGGGCGGTGGCGGAGTGACGAGCACGGCGTTGTCCAGCCCGAACACGTCCTCCATCGCCTCGATGCGCCACTCCAGCGCGCCCAAGGCTCCGGTGTCGATGCCGGTCACGCGCACCAACATCTGGTCGATGCCCAGACACGGCCAGTTGAGCAGGAACACATCGCCCGGCAGCGGCGCGCGTTCCAGTGTGTCGCGTGCCACGGTCAGACTCATCCGCGCCAAGGGCGAGCCCAAGGCGCGCAGATCGCGCAGTGCCAACCTTGCGGCCAGCGGCCCGTAGTTCACGCCCGGGTAGTCGCGGCGCTGGTTGATCACGCCACCCTGCAACTGGATGGCGGCGAGGTTTTCCACGGTGACCGTGGCGTCGCCGCCGGTTTGCCAGTCGGTGTAGATCACCGTCAGTTCGTTGGGCAGCTCGCCCCACTGGGCGCGCTCGAAGCGTTCCAGCCGCACGATCTCGTCCGGCCCCAATTGCGGCAGGCTCTCGATCCAGTAATCGTCGCGCAGCAATTTCAGCTCGAAACGACCCTGTTCTGGGTCGGTGTAGAGAATGCCGCCGACGTGGTCGAGCACCTGCGCGATAAAACTCTCGATGGGCTGCTGGCGCGTCCAGATCAAGTTCAGGCCGAAACCCTCGTCCGAGAGCTTCCACGCCGCATTCCAGAAGCTGTCGCCGATGCAGCTGTCGGGATAGCCCATGCCCCAATGCGGATCGGTGAGGCACTGCACCAGGATGTGCGCCGGATTCATGCCAACGCTGATTTCCTGACCGGCATCGTCATCCCAAGTGCGCACCTCGGCGTTCCATTCCATCCACGACTGGCCAGCCCAGCCCGCAGTGAAGCGGCGCACGCGCACCGCCCACGGCTTGAGGTAGGGATTGTTGGCGGCGAACAGGATTTGCCGCGCCACCAGCGACAGCACACCCCGGAAGGCCGGAATGGCGCTGCCGAGGCGCGCCATCAGATAGTCGTTGCGCCCCTGGCTGGAGCCACCGGGCAGCACATCGATGGTGCCGACCACGCCGCCTTCACGCTCGTCACCACCAAACAGCGTGGGCTTGTTGATACTGAGGGTGGTCAGGCCGTGCCCGCTGGACAGCGGCCCACGGTCGGCATCACCCCACGCGGTACGGTCGCCTATCTGGATCTCCTGCACGGCATCGACCGGCCCTTGGCACAGCACCAGGTGCAATCCCATCCGGTAGCGGTAGCCGACGGTTTGTTTCTTGCTGCTGCCGCCCATCAGTCGTGCTCCTGTCGTGCCTGCGCGTGCGCGACCACCCGCTGCGCCATTGCGTCGCCCGTGGCCAGCAAGGTGTCGGCCGCACAGCCCTCACGCACGAAGGCACGGAAGTCCAGATCGTGGCGTGCAAACCAGAGGCGCGTGCCGTTCACGCACAGGCCGACCGCGCGCACGTCGTCGATGGTGACGGTGAGATAGGTCATTTCTTGCCACCTTTCTTGCGGATCGGGTCGGCGGCCAGATCGCCGTACCACACCACGTTGGCACCGCGCAGCAGCACGGTGCCGAACACGACGGGGATCGGTCGGCCTTCTTCGGCGGTGGGCGCATCGACGTCGGACAGTGATGCGGGTTTGGGCTCGGGCGGTTTCGGGGCGAGCGCGACCGAAACCAGCGCCGCCACCACGATGACGACGAGGTACCACATAGAAATGCTCCAAATGGGTCAGAACACGCCCGTCGAAAACGGGTTCTTGCTCGGGATGGCGGGAAAGCCGCCGTAGTTGTCGAGGTTGTTGAAGCGCGCGGCGCAGGTGGCCGTGCTGTGGTCGCAGCCGACCGTCAGCAGCACTTCCGTGCCCGCTGCAATGGCCACCGGATTGAGCAGCTCCACGCCGTCCGCCCACTCGCTCACGATCATGTGCCGCGCGCCGTCGGGGGTTTGCAGCCAGCCACCGGCCAGACCGCCGCTGACGCTGCCCGGCACGCTGGCGTCGAGCGTCACTGAGCGCCCGCTGCAGTGCTGAACGACGGCGCTGTCGCTGATCGGTGCCGCACCGCAGGCCGCCGAGTACAAGACGTGCGAACACTTGCGGCTGTAGAGCCTGCGCAGGCCGATGCGTTTCAAACTGACTTGCGCCGATTCGCAGCGGATGCGTGCCTGAACGTCGGCAATCTCCACACCCAGCACCCGGCCCATCCAGCGTGTGCCGGACAGCCACCAGTCGTCGCCCCATTCGCTCTTGCGGCCAATGCGCAAGGTCACCGAGGTGGCGTCGCCGGTCAGCGATGCGGCCAGCAGATGGCGCACCAGCTCGCCGTCGGGCGGCAGTTTCAGCTCCAGCGCCGACTTGGCGGCTTCCGCGCCCAGCGCCAGTTCGTTGCGTTGCAGGGGCAGGCTTTGGTAGCGGTTGCCGTCGAGATCGACATCGAATTCGTGCGGTGTCAGGAAGAACTGGGCGCTGCTGCTGGCAAAGGCGTACAGCTCCACTTCCTGCAAAGGGTTCTGGCTCATGGTCAGGCGGGCTCCTCCACAAAGCGGTCGTTGCCGCGCGGTTCGGGCAACTGGCGGCAGGTCAAGGTGATCTCCACCAGCGTCGGGCTGTGCCAGTACAGCTCGATGGCGTCATGGTCGAGGCGGCAGCGCGCAAGGCGAATGACGCGGCTGCCTTCGGGCACCCAATCGTCGAGGCCCGAGCGCAGCACCAGCACCGCATTGCCGTCGAGATGGCAGGTAGCGGTCAGCGCGTGTTGCTGGGTGCCGTCCGGATGCAGGATCAGGCAGGCGGCGGGGCGATGCCAGAAGGCGGTGATGTCCTCGCCCGTCACCCGCAGAAAGCCGTCCTCGGGATCGGCCTCTGCCGTCACCCACAGGATTGGAGCCAAGCCATCGGGCAGCCAGAAGGCGTTGAGTCGCCCTTGCGTCTGCCACAGGCGGGCGCGCCAGATTTCGATGTCGTCCGGGCTGCTCGCCAGATAGCGGCGCTGCAAAGTCGTGGTCGCCCACGGATCGTCGCGGCGCACCCACGCATCGGCGGGCGAGAAATCCTGCCGGGTGATCGTGCCTTGTGCGACAGCGGTCGGATCGTCCCGCCAGTTGCCATCGGGCCACACCGGCAGATCGTCCAGCCACGCATCGTCGAGCACATCGGCATCCGGCGGTGGTGCCGGTTCGAGGTGGGCCACCACGTTGCCGCCGACCATGCCCGGCACCCATTGGGTGAGATCGGCAGGATCGACGGCGCGGCCCCACACCAGCGGCAGCACCAGACTGCCCAGCGGCGCGCCGCGTGCCAGCGGCTCGGTGAGCCACAGGGTGTCCGGTTCGACCTGACTCAACTGCACCTGCTGCCAACCGTCGGGCGCGATGAGCAGCCCCCAGACTTCGTCGCCTTGCCAGCCCTGCACGCCATTCCAGTCGAGCAGCAGCTCGGCGCGTGCCGGAACAAAATGCCGCGCGTCAGCATCCTGCACGTCGAGCGCCAGCGCACCGGCTTCGGCAGGCGCGGTCAGCGCCACGGCGTGCTGCGGCAGCGGCCACCACGCGCGCTTGCCCAGATGATCGGCCAGCCAGTCGGCCACCAGCGCGTCGCTTGGGCGCGCATTGCCGACTTGATACGTCAGCGTGCGGCGCGGCACCTCACGGCGCGCTTGGCGCGATTCGTTGCCACTGGCAAGGCGCGTCACGCTGGTCTGCCATTCCAGACGTTCGACCAGCGGCTCGGCCCAGTCGTGGCGGAAGGCAAACACGCCGCGCTGCGCCTGCGGCCACGGCGTGTCGCCAAAGGCATCCATGCCCGTGGCGACGATGGCGGCAGCGGCGGTGTCCCGGCGCAGCACCTCGACTACGAATACCGGCCCGACCAGTGGCGGCCAGGGCTTGGCCAGCACCTCGAGCAGCCACGTCGCCGAGAGATTGGGTGGCCACGGTGCGCTGGCGGATTCGGCGGCGAAGTGATCAACCAGACTGCCCGCACCGGCGCGCGACAACACCTCACCTTGAAATTCCGGCAGCGCAGCGCCGGGTAGCGGCTGGCTGGAAGTTTCCGTGACGTTTCGGGTGATGAGGCGGTCGGTCATGCCGATTCCACCCCGAACTCGGCGGCGTTGAAGGCCGCTTCCGTCCACTGCACGTTGCCGTTTGGATTGCGCTCGAACAGCGCACACTGCCACGCCTGTTGTTCCTGCAGGATTATTTCCGGGCTGACGGCGGTTTGCGCGCCGCTGACCACGAGACCCTTCACCTTGCCCAAGCCCGCATCGGTCTTGCGCGCGAGCATCGTCAACTGCACGCCGAACACGGCAGGCGTGGCCATCACCGGCAGTGCTTCGACATCGAAGCTCTGGCGCAGTCCGGTGCTGGGGGCGCTGATGGAGGTGCTCTCATCCTCGTCGCTGACGGCTTCCCACGCGGCAGTGCCGGAGGGCGTCACCGTCCACTGGTTCAGACTGCCATCGGCCTGCGCCTTGAGCGCATCGACGCGCACGTCGCCGAGGAAGGTGTTGTTGATCGTGCCCGTGGTGTCCGCGATGTAGAAGTCATCGACATCAAGCGTCAACGGGCAGGACTGGCCGGGAATCGCGCCGAGGAAGGCGGTGAGCAGCTGGCCGCCGCCCTGAATCGTGTTCTGCGCGTTCATCTGGATGGCCAGAGTCCCGTTGATGCGCACCGACAGCACGCCGTTGCTGCTGCCTTGAGTGACCTGCAACTCGATGTAGTGCCAGCCACGCGCGGGAGCCGTGGCCACCGAGGTCGAGATCAGTTGCTCGTAGCCGTTTTGCCAACGGTAGAGCTTGAGCCGTCCGTCCTCGCCGATCTTCACCAGATGCGCGACCTGCGCATTGGCATCGCGCACACCCAGCAGCAAGGGCTCGGTGTAGGTGTTCTCGTAGGGCACGACGCGGATCGACGCACCAATGATCAGGCTGGTCTTGGTGCTTTCCAGATTCTTGACGTAGCCGCCGCCCGAACCTTCCGGCAGGCGCAGCGCAAAGGACGACGGACGCCGTCCCTGCACGCGGGTGGCCTGCGGCGACAGATAGGCGGCCTTGCCGCGCGCGAGCCACGGCTGGCCGAACTCGTCCAGTGCCTGTGGGTCGTAGTGGTCGAAGCCGTCGATGAACAGCAGTGCCATGTCAAGTGCTCCTTGATTCAGCCATTCAGCGCCGAGCGAATCGCCCGCGCGTTGCGTCCGATGATGTTGACGATGACCCGCTCTCCGGCAGGCGTTTGCAGGTGGTCGTGGGTGACGCCCGGGTCGATGGCGTTGACGATGCGCACCGCTTGATTGACCTGCGGCTGTGCAGGCGGCACTTTCACTTCCGGCACCAACCCGCCTGCCGCAAAGGCCAGCTCACCGCCACGGAAACGTGGCCCGACCGACAAGCCGTTGAGCGAGTCGAGAAAGGCCACGCCCACTTGCCGCACGGCAGCGGCGCGTACCACGTATTCGCCCGCCGACAGGCGCGCCGGAATCGAATCCGACGTGGCGCTGCCGGGGCCGGAGACCAGACCGCCGCCCGCGAATTTCTTGATGCCGCCCAACAGCGCCATGACTGCGGCGACCATCGCCACCATTGCGGCAATGGCCAGCCCCGGGCCGACGACGGGAATGGACGCTTGCGAGGCGGCCGCACCGGCACCGGCCTTGGCGGCGTCCATCGACACCACGGCGGTGGTTTCGGTGGTTTTCTGGGCAACCTTGGCGGCGCTGGCGGCCACGTCGGCGGTTTGTTCCTGCTGGATGAAACCGAGCTTGAGCGCAAGCATCCGCGCCTGCATTGCAATCCACTGCTGGAACGGCTGAATCACGATCTGCTGCAGGAAGGCATTGGCCACTTGCTGGAACAACGAGGCCATCGCGCTGCGCCAGGTCTGCGCGCCGGTGATCATTCCGTTGAGTGCCGAGCCGAAACTCTCGCCGATGCGGTTCCACAGCGGAGCCATTTCATCGACGGTGAGCCGGGTGCGCTCCAGTTCGTTGCGCCACGCCTGCACACGGATCACCGCATCCGGGCCGATGGCCTGTGCGGCTTGCTGCATGGTCGGCAGTAGACGCTCCATCTCGGCTGCCGATTGCTGCTGCAAGGCGACGATCTGCTGACGCGCCTGTGCCTCGGAGAGCAACCCGGCCTGTTGCTGGATGCCGATGGCTTCCTGCGCATTGCGCAGCCGTTCGGTGACTTGCCGCCACTGCGCTTCCAGCGCCGCCAGATTGGCCTGTGCCGCCTTCACGTCGATCAGCCGGTCAACGAGTGAGACGCCATCGGCATCGCTTTCAGCGGCCAGACGGGCGCGCAGATCGCGGTAGCTGCGGGCAATCGCCGCTTGGCGGTCGGCATCGGTGGCCGTGCCGGTGATTTGCGCCAGTTCCTCGCGCGCAGCGGCGAGTGCGTCGGCCAGTTCGCGCTCGGCTTGTGCTGCATTTCGCGCATTGGCCTGCTCGATGTCGGCACGCCGGTTGTTGAGTGTGATGAGGTCGGCTTCGACCTTGGCAACTTCCGCCTTGGCCTTGAGCCGCTCGTTCTCCGATTTGCCGCCCGTGGCCATCTGCTGACTGCGTGCCAGCTCCTGCTGCTTGCGGGCGATTTCGGCATCGACCTCGCGCTGTTCAAGCGCGGTCTTTTGCGCGTAGTAGTCGCGCACCGACACCAGCCGATCTTCCAGCGCCGCATCGAGCGCGGTTTGCTGGCGCTTCAGGCCATCCTTGAGTAGCGCCAACTCGGCATCGAGCCGTGCCTTGATCAAAGCGGTCTGCGCGCCACTGGTGTCCTGCGCCGGCTTGGGCTTGCCCATACGTGCCAAGAGATCGGGGTCGGCCTGAATCTTCGGCGTCTTGACCTCGATGGGCTTGGGATCGAACAGGCTGTCGCGGAATTCGGCCAGCTCGTCGAGCCGTTTGATCAGGCTGCCCTTGAGGTCGGCAATGATCGCCTTCGCTCCGGCGGTATTGCCCTTGAGCGCTTCGACCGCTGCCGCCACGCCCGCGCCGATGGCTTCACCCAGTGCGACGAAGGCCTTGCCGACGGTGGCGGCACCGAGCGCCAGGGTTTTGAGCACCAGCACCACGCCATCGAGGATCACCCGCAGCGTGCCGCCTTCCTTGGCCGACTCGACCATGCCACCAGCCATATCGTTCAACGCGGGCAGCAAGGAGGAGATGATCTGGTTGCCGATGCTGGTGCTGGCCAGCTTCAGCTTGTCGAGCGCGTCGTTGAATTCGCCCGCCTGCGCGGCGGTTTCGCCGCTCATCTGTACGCCCAGCGCCTGCATTTCGGCGGACAGTTCGTTGATGCCGTCGCGCCCTTGATTGAGGAACGGGATCAGTTCTGCGCCGGACTTGCCGAACAGACGCACGGCTAGCGTGGTTTTTTCTGCGCCATCGGGCATGGCCTTGAACCGCTCGGCCAGATCCAGCAGCACGGCATCGGTGCCGCGCAGCGTGCCGTCCTGATTCTTGAACGCCACGCCCACCGCCGCGAAATTGCGCGCGGCATCCTCCGAGCCGGTCGCGGCTTCCAGCATCGTGGTGGAGAGCTTGCGCAGGCCCTTCTCGAAGGACTCGCCGGAGACGCCTGACTGCTCGGCTGCCGGTTTCCACACCGACAGGGTTTCGACACTGACACCGACACGCTGCGACATTTCATCCAGCGCATCGCCCGTGTCGATGGCGGATTTGACCATCGCGGTCAGGCCCGCCACGGAGACAGCCACGCCGAGGTTGGCCAGCAGGCCGTTGACGCTGCGCGCCGTATCCGTGAGGCCACCCAAGCCCCGCTTGATCGAGTCGAAAGCGGTCTTGGTCTGGTCGACGGCGCTGATCAGGATTTGTGCACGATTGCTTGCCATCAGACCTTGTCCAGTTCCTGTTGAATCGCCCGCGCCAAGGCAGGCAGCGCGCGCTGCACGCCACCGGCCAGATTCAGCCGTCGGTTGAGATCGACGCGACGCACGAGCACGGCAATCGGAATCTCCTGGCCGCGCTTGATCTGTTTTGCGCCGGTGCGGGCACGCTCGGCGCGCTTGAAGCGGCCAAGCTGCCCGGCGTTCTCCTTGATGTTCTCGGCCATCAGCAGCACGCGACCGTTCTTCTCGATAAAGAAGGCATTGCCCGAGCGCATCAGGCCATCAACGACCGCCTTGAAGCGCTTGGGGCCGATGCGTCCGGGGAGCAGCGGGATCAGCAGATTGCCGCTGACCGTGCCGCCTTTTTCGTGGATGCCCAGCCACGGAATCTTGCTGCCCACCCACAGAGCAGGCAGTTCCTTGGGCTTCTTGTCGAACACCTTGACGCCCATCGAGCTGGCGAAGCTTGCGCGCTTGATGGTGAAGGCCGTGCGCATCTCGGCGCGCGCCGCGTCACGCACCTCGCGCCCACCGGACTGCATCCCCTTGGCGACAGCGCGGTGAATGGCGCGGCGGCGTTCGCTGCTCCACGCCGCCAACTGACGGGGATCGAGCAGCCCGGTGGTGGTGAGCGAGAGACGCATGGGTCAGTCCTTTAGCAGATCGCGTTGAAGTTGTTCGATGCCACGCTTCTCGCCCTGTGCTGCCACGGCATGAATGCCGAGCAGCTGGGCCAGTTGCTGCCGTTCGAGTAGGCCGTCGGCATCCAGAAAGGCTTGCGCCTGCGTGAGCGTGTAAGTCAGCACGTCCGGCAGCCGGTGGCCGCTGCGGATCAGGCGGGCGACGGCGATGTCCCAAGGCTGCGCAGCAGCGGGGCCAGCTTCTCGGCCGAGCGCTGAATGCCCGGCACCACCCGGCCCACGAAAAAATCCGCGTTGACCTCGAACACGGCGGCGGCCAGTTGCACGGCGTCGTCCAGCGGCAGATCGTTGACCCACGCCCGCTCGCGCCGGGTGGTGATCGCCAGCAGGTCGAGCATGGCCTCGCCGTGCCGCCCCAGCAACGCCATCCAGTCCGGATCACTGGTGATTTCCACGGCCAGCGGGCGCACCACGGCCAACAGCCGTGGCAACTCGCCCAGCCGGATCGGCGTCAGCTCCAGCGCACCGCCGGACAGCGTCACCACCACCGGTGAAGGTGGGAAGGACTTGAAGTCATCCATCACAGCAGCACCAGCCGACCGAACTGGCCGAGATCACCGCCGACCGGCTTGGTCAGATCCGCCAGCACTTGGCCCGACAGCTCGAACTTGAGCAATTCGTCCGTGATGATCGAGAGCTCCTTGGCCGGGTTGATGGCCACGCGGTAGAGGTCGATCACCACCTCGCGATTTCCGTCGGCGGTGTTGAGCCCCTCGAAGCGAATCCAGCGCTCGGGCAGCGGCTGGGTGAACATCGCCGTGCTCTGCGCCGCGCCATAGGCGTAGTCGACGGTGAACGGCTCGGTGTACGGGCCGCCCGACGTGGCATCGAGCACCACCAGCGAACCGTGCTTGGCATTGACGCTGTATTGGCTGGCCGGGAGCGTCTTGGGCGTGGCATCCGAGTCCTGGATCTGTACGGCCGATACGTTCTGCATGGTCAGCGGGTACAGACTGCCCGGCGTGACCGGGTTGGGCAGCAACTCGCCCGTCACGGTACCTGGGGTGATCGTGGTCGTGGTGCCGTAGAGCGCCAACGCCAGATTGGTGGCGATCAGCTCTTCCAGCGTGCAGGCGAACTCGCCTTTCTTGGTCTTGATGAGTTGCAGGTCGGTCAGGCGCTGGCCCGACTGCGCTTCCTGGTGCTCGATGGTGTCCACCGACAGCGACACCTTCAGCTCGGGCACGTTGCCAACGAAGGTCAGCCCAGCAGGGTTGCCGAGTTCATCACGTGCGCCGATGTAGACGCGGCCTTGTCCGGAAAAGTAAGCCATGGTCAGTCTCCTTGGGAAATGTGGGCGGTGCCGGACGTGGCATCACGGCGGGTGGGTTTGGAATCGGTGGCGGGGGTAGCCGCTTTGGCCGTGCCTTGCGCGATCAGCCAACGGGCGCTGGCGTCATTCAGATCAAGGCGATCACCCACCGCGAGGCGCTTGCCTGCGTGGGTATGGGGTTTCAGTAGTTCGATGGAGAGGGTTTGCATAAGGGGTTCATCCTGTTTGGGTGAGGTCGATGGCGTGGGTGCGGTAGCGGATTTCGTAGCGGGCGGGCAATGCAACGGCTCCGGCGTCGGCGTCGTCGAACTCCCATTCGCAGTCGATCTCGCGCACGGCGATGGCGAGGCCTCCCAGATTCGGGTCGGCGAGCATTGCCGCGTGGGCCGCGACCAGCGCCTGATCGGCCACGTCGAAGGCATCCGCACCGCGCGCCACCACGGCCAGCCGGACGATCAGCAGTCGGTCGACGAGGTGGTTGGCGTGGGCGGTGATGCTGTCGCCATCGACAAACAGCAGCAGCGCCGGACTGGCCTCGCGGGTGACCGGCACGGCAGGCATGCGCAGCACCGGGATCGGCGCAATCGCCGATGACAGGCGCGTGACGATCTCCCGCAAGACGCGCTCGCGGATGGAGTTCATGTCGGTAACCTCAGAGTTGGGAGAGAAAGGCGCGGCGCTCGGTGCCGTCACCGATGGCACGCACGTCACGCACCTGATAGGTGTTGCCTGCCGCCTCGACCGTGTCCCCGGCAGCAAGCGTCAGCCACGCCGCCGGGTAGTCGATCTGGTAGTCCCGTGACAGCGCAAAGCCATCGAGCACGGTTTCGTCGGGGGCGCGGAAGGCGCAGTGCACCGTGTTGCCCGCCACCGTGACGACGGTGAGCAATCCGGCGTTGCGTGCCGCTTCGTACAGCGTCGCGACGTCCATCAGGACGCCAGCACCTTCACCAGCACCGCAGGCCGATGGCACATCGGCAGCGGGTTGGACTGGGTGTGAATGTCGGTGCCCCGATCAAACTTGCGCGGCTCCTGCTTGGCGTACAGCGGCTGCCCCAGCGTGTTGGCCGTTTCGTTGAAATCGGCAGGTGCAAAGTAGGTGGCGAAGGTATCCACCGTGCCCAGTGGGAAAGCATGGCCTTCACCATCCTCGATGAAGGAGCGCACGTTGCCGTCAGCATCACTTGCTTCGCCTTCGTATTCCTCAAACGTGATGCCAGCGAAGGTGAATCCCGAGCGCAGATCAGAACGGAGTGCGAGGCCATCCTGCCAACGGTCGTAGGCTTCCTTGACGGATTTGTGGACCGTCAGCTTGTCGAAGAAAGTGGAGGAAACGAGGCAGTGAATTCCGGTCATCCGTTCGCCCTTGAGGTTCTTGGCCAGGTAGCGCTTGAGCTCAAGGCACTTTTTCATCACCTCTGTTCCCGGCGTGTTCAGTTCGAAGTTGATCACCTTCTGGGTGATTTCGAACTGATCGAAGAGGTTGTACAACTGCGAGCCATCGGCATCGAGGATGATGCCCTTGAGCGCGCCGATGCGCAGGTGCTCCAACGTGATGGCGTGCTTGTTGCGCATCGTCTGCAGGTGTTCGGCCATCACCGTGGCGATGGTTTGCACTTCGGTTTCCGAGCCAAAGGCGCGGATGCCTTGCACTTCTTCCGGCAGCACCACGTCGTCGTGGGGGATGTGCGGAATGGCGAAGGAGCGCAGCTTGCGCTTGCCACGCACACCGACCGTACCTGGAGAGCCGACCGGCATCGTCGGCAGCAGCGTCAAGACGCCGTTTTTCTCTTCGACGGCCACGGAGCGAAAGCGCACCGGCTTGGGCGGAAACAGCCCCATGCTTTCCATCAGCCCGTAGTTGTTGGGCAGGATGTTGATGGCAGCGGTCAGCGCCGACATCGAGAAAGCGGGATTCTCGAAAACGTTGTTCATGGTCAGACTCCTTTGCGAACGAGGACGCCGAGGCTCTTCAGCTGCGCGATGGCGGCCAGCTTTTCGGCGGCGGTGATGGCGGCGGGCCACGCCAGGGCGTGATCGGCGACGATGGCGTGACGGGCCAGCATCAGCCCGTCCTCACGGTCGATCAGCGTGGCGTCCACGGCCTGCATCAGCACGCCTGCGGCGTACTGACTGCCATCGGTGGCCGATGGATCGATTTGCTTGAGCTTGCCGGTGGCAGTCACCAGACCGACCACCGTGCCCAGCGGCAGGCTTTGGCCTGCGCCCACGGTGATCTGGTCGCGCGAGTAGAGGTTGGGCGCTTCGTATTTCAGAAGATCGCCGAGGTTGAGGCCTTCAGTGATGACGGGCATGTCACTTCTCCAGTCCGGCGCGGGCGCGAGCCGCCAGCACCAAGGGGTTGTCGTTGAGGGATTGCGTCGCCGAGGCGGCGGCGTTCGGGGTGATCAGGCTGTTGATCTCCTGCCCGGTGGCGCGTGCCGTCAGCAGATGTCGGCGTACCGTGGATGCCGGGGTGCGCGTTGCCAGAAAACCGGCAATGCGTTCGGGGCAGCCCGCCAGCGCGCACAGTTCGGCGACCTCCTGCGCGTCTTCGATGGTCATCGGCGTGGCCGCGTCATCAGCGCGATCAGGATCAGCGCCAACCCCAGGGTCAGCAGTGGTTCCGGGTTCATTCATGAAATGCTCCAGTCGTGGTTGGTGAAGATGTCCCAGCGCCGCAACCGCAAGCGCCGGAGGGGGTGAAAGTGCAGCGGTGAGTTCGGTCAGAAGGTCATCGAAAGTGCCGACGGCATCAGCAAGTCCTGCCGCGACGGCGTCCTGTCCGAAGAACACGCCCGCTTCGGTGGCGCGCACCGCGTCGCCGCTCAGGCCGCGATGGCTGGCCACGGTGTCGACGAACAGCCCGTAGATCCGATCCACCTCGCTCTTGAGAAAGGCGTGGGCTTCGTCGGAGATCGGTTCATGCGGGTTGAGGTCGTTCTTGCGCGCCCCGGCAAAGACGGTCGTGTAGCGAACGCCGTCCTTCGCATCGCGCACCGACTGGTCGGCGTGCATGGCGATGACGCCAATCGACCCCACGCCACCGGTGCGGGTGACAAAGAAGCGGCTAGCTGCCGACCCGAGCGCATAGGCCGCCGAGTACGCCATGTCGTTGGCCAGCGCCCAGACCGGCTTGCGCTGTGCCACTGCACGCACGCGGTCGGCCAGATCGAACACGCCGCCGGATTCGCCGCCCGGGCTGTCGATGTCGAGCACGATGGCGGCCACCGAAGAGTCGGCAACGGCAGCATCGAGCTGGGCGGCGATGTCCTGGTAACTGGTCAGGCCTGAGGCGGCTTCCAGCCCGACGGTGCGCCGTACCAGCGTGCCGTAGATCGGCAGGATGGCGATGCCTGCATCCGAGGCTGGTGGACTGCGCGTAGCGGGTGACGGAATCGGCGTGCCGCTTTCCGACAACCCAATGCGTGGCCCCAGTACGGCGAGGATGACTTCAAGTTTTGGGCGATGGATCAGCAGCGGCGCGCCAAAGATGCGCGCCGCCATATGCGGTAGCAGGGTCATGGGGATTCCTTCAGGCGGACGACTGATTGCTGTCGGTGGCCTGTGAGTTGGGTTCGGCGCTGCCACCATCCTTGGAGGTGCGGCGCGGATCGGAGTCAAAGATCAGGCCAAGGTCGTCGGCGCGCTGGTTGTCAGCAGCGATTTCACGGTCGACGTCCTCGGCGTCGTAGCCGAATGCCGAGATGGCTTCCGAGCGGCTGATAAGACCGGCGCGGATCGCCAGCAACATCGCCTTGAATTCCTTTTCGGGATCGACCCATTGCCAGCCCTGCGGAATCCATTTGCAGGCGGTGTAGTCACGGCGGCGGCGGGCATAGCCCGGAGTCGTCAGGCTGCCTGCCAGCACCGCCTGATCGAGCCACGCATTCCAGACCGGACGGCAGAGCTGATGCACCAGCACGCCGTGCTGGATGGCTTCGGTGCGACGGCGGAACTCCAGCATTCCCGCCCGGATCGACGAGTAGTTGACCCCGGAGAGATCGCCGGTCAGTTGTTCGTAGGTCACGCCGATGGCGGCGGCCACGGCTCGAAACTGCGCGCGCAGGAATTCGCCATAGCTGCCACCCACGTCAGCCGGGTCGGAGAACTTCACGTCCTCGCCGGGTTCGAGGATTTGCATCGTGCCTGGCTCCATTCCGGCCAGTGCGATGCCCGCATCATTGGCAATGCCTTCGCCCAACAGGCTGTCCTCGGGCGAGAGGCGCGTGATGAAGCCCGCGAACATCGCAGCGGTTTTCTTGCGCACCAGCTCGGCGTCGTCGTACTGATCCAGCTCATTCAACTTGACCAGCGCCCGCGCCAGCCACGGCTCGCCCCGGATCTGGCCGGGACGCAGTACGCGGTAGAGGTGAATGATTTCCCGCGCATCGACGCGCACGGTGTCGAATCCGCCTTGCCCCGACATCGGCGCAAGGCGGCCGTCCTCGGGATGCGAGCGATACAGGTGATAGGCCACGCGACGACCCATCGCATCGAACTCGATACCCGAACGCACGACGTTGCCCGATGGCAGTTCCGTGTTGAGATTCAGCGGCAGGTGTTCGGCTTCGAGCAGCTGCAATTGCAGCGGCACGGCCAATCCATCTTCCGGGCGGCGTGGACGCAGACGGATCAGGCATTCGCCGCCTTCGCACATCGCGCGGGTGGCCAGCGCCTGCAGCCCATAGAAGTCGGTCTGTCCGGTGGCGTCCGCCTGTTCCGTCCAGTCACGCCACAGCGCCTGCACCTCGGCGCGGAACGTCTCGTCCTTGGCCATCGACTGCGGCTTGATGCCGGTGCCGACCGCGTTGGAGACAAAGGCCTCGATTCCGGCATTGGCCCACGCATTGCGGCGCACGAGATCGCGGGATTTGACGCGCAGCTCATTGGAAGTGGCCAGCATCGCCGCCACCGCGCCGGGGTTGCCCGGCATCCACGCCATCGAACGACGACCACGACCGGCTGCTTCGTGGATGGGCGACTGCCCGAAGAAGCTGCGGAATTTGGAGTACCACGCCATCTCAGAACCCCTTGCCTGTGGTGACCCGGATCTGACGTGGCGCGCTGGGCCACAGTCCGGTGTCCACGGCCTGTTCGAAGAGGTCGCGCTTGACCGCCGCAATGGCGGCCTGGAGTTCATCGACGCTGCGGTACTCGACCGTCTTGTCGCCGAAGGTCACGCGCTTCTCGCCCTTGACCAGCGCCAGTTCCAGCGCATCGAGGTGTGCTTGTGTGTAGGCCATCAGCGGTACACCGTGAGGTTGATTTCGGAGGAGTCGGAAAATGACGCCGAGCTCGTCGCGCAACTGATGTCGACGTACTGGACGGTCTTCTGGTCGGAGGTGGATCGCACGATGGCAATGCGCTGCGTGCCGCTGTTGGTGCTGCTGCGGGCGAGTGCTGTCCAGCAGTAGTTGGCGTCGGGCATGGCGGTGGTGAAGGTCACGCGGTAGCGGCCAGCTGCCGTTCGGGTCACGCTGGCCACGTTGTGTGAGGCCCGCACGACGATCTGGCTGCCGATGTAGCCGAAGCACACCCACGCCCGGGCCAAGCCGGGATGGGTGGCGTCGATCTTGGCCTTGACCTCCAGACCGATACGGCTGGCCAGCGCACTGATGCGCGATGCGAGGCTCATCAGACCAGCGCGCCTTCGAACACGGCGACAAAATCGGTGTCGGTGTCGCCCACATCGCTGGCAGCCACTGCGCCGATGTTGCTGCGCGCCTGCGCCTGCTCGGAAGCCGTGAGTGTTTGCGCGGCATCGAAGCGCACGCGGTTGTTGACTGCGGCCAGCAACGCGTCCAGACCACTGGTGCCGTTCTGCAGCAGTTGCTGGATTTCCACCAGCGTGTCGTAGGCAGCATCGGCACCGCCCAAGATCTCGCTCTTGAGCGCATCGAGCAGCGAGACGATCTTGCTGGACGAATAGGTGCTGGTGGTGGCGATGTTGGCGTCGTCGATCACCGCTGAGGACACCACGGCGGCCTTCAGTTCGTTGATGGCCGCGACCAGATTCGACTTGTCGGTGGTGGTGAGGTTGGCCAGGTTGCCAGCCTTGGCGCGGACGTCGTTGAACTCCTGCGCGACGCGCAGAACTAAGCTTTCGATTCGGGTAGCAAGACTCATGTTTTCTCCTTGGGGTGTCAGGACAGCCAGCGGCTCTTGATCACGCGCCGACCGGTGTTGCGGGTTCCAGAAACAGCGAGGCCACCGCGTTGGGTGGCCTCGCTGATCGATTCGGTTGTTGTTTCAGGAGTTGGCGGACTGGCCACCCCAAGCTGCCGCTCCAATTCCCGCCAGTGGCGTTCCTCGAAGCGATCCAGGCCCGCCGCCGATGCGGCCGCGCGGGCGTAGACGTAGCAGTCGAGCGCTTCATTGCGCTCGCGCATCTTTTGCCACTCGCGCACCGGGAAGCCGTTGCGGTCGCGGCGGGTGATCAGTTGCTCCGCGCAGAGTTGCTGGATGAACTCGGCGTCGATCTTGGGCAGGTGGACGAACCCGGCAGGAAACACCGGGGTCGAACCGTCCTCGCCGACATCAGCGCTCTTGCGCAGGTTGTTGTAGAACTCCAGCTTGGCGATGCCGCCTGCCACCGAGTACACCTTGATGCCCCGGCGCAGCTTCTTGCCGCCCTGCGAGACATCAATGGCCGTCGGTGTACCGATCAGCGCCGCGCCACGCGCCACACCCTTGACGGCCATCACACTCGGATCGCGGCAGGCCCGCACAAAGGCGTAGGCCTCCTGCGTGGCAAAGCCGGTGTCCAGCGCGAAGCGCGCCAGCGGCATCGCTGCGCCCGAGGCGTGTGTCCAGTTCTCGGCCAGCATTTCAGCGAGGCGCTTCCACACCGTGTCGCGGGCGGTGTCACCCATCAGCACGCGATGCTCGATGAGCCACGACTCCTTGCCGCGCCCGAAGGCCCAAACCGACGCCTCGATGCGATCCTTCTGTACGTCGGCCGCGCCCACCAGCAGCAGACCGCCTTGCGGCACGCTGCCGATGCGGTACTCCTCGCGTCGCTCGACCAGCCGTTGCCAGTCCGGCGCTTCGCCTTCCTCGACCCACGTCTCGCCCAACTCGGTGTTCTTGAAGGTCTTGATCGCAGCGGCCGATCCCGATTCCTTGTTGACGGCGGCTTCCCACGCGGCGGCAATGTCGCGCCAGGAGCGCCAGCCCACCGGGCTGTACAGCGACGACAGGTGGAAGCCTGCCGTCTTACCCGCGCCATCGGTGATCATCGCGCGCCACTCGCCGTGCTCCAGCATCCACGTCTTGTGGTGCTCCGCAATCGCGGTGTCACATGACTCGCAGATGTAGGCAGCTGTCTCCGGTTGCCCTTTGTCCCAACGCAGCTGCTCGAAACGCAGCCACTGACGGTGGGAGCAATGCGGACACGGCACAAAGTAGCGACGTTGGTCACTGGCCTCGTACTCGCGCTCGATAGCCGACGCCCCTGAGATCGTCGGCGTCGAAACGATGAAGATCTTGCGCCGAGCAAAGGTGCGTGTGCGGGCTTCGGCCAGCGAGATCGCATCGCCTTCGCCCTCGACGTCCAACGGATAGCCGTCGACCTCGTCGAGGAACAGATACCGCACCGGCATCGAACGCAGGCCGACCGCGCTGTTCGCGCCGGTCATCACCAGCACGCCACCCCGGAACTCCTTAGCCAAGATGGTGTTGCCGGAATCCCGGCTGCGCGCCGGTGCAATCAGTTCAGCCAGTGCGGACGACTCCTCGATCAGCGGATCGATCCGCTGCTTGGAGTTGCGCTTGGCCATCTCCACCGTCGGCCACACAGCCATCATCGGCCCGGGCGCGTGATGGATCACGTAGCCGATCCAGTTTGATCCCATCTCTGTCGCACCAAGCTGCGCCGCCTTCATAAACACCACGCGCTCGACCGGTGAGGTCGGCGACAGACAGTCCATGATTGCTTTCAGGTACGGCGTGCGGCTGGTGCGCCAGCGCCCCGGCTCGGCTGATGCCTTGCTGGAGAGCATCCGGTGGCGATCCGACCATTCCGACACGGTGAGTAGCGGATCAGGCGTCAAGCCGTCGCGCCACGCGCGTTCGATCTCAACAGCGCCTTCGTAATCGTCCATCGTCAATCCACGCGCGGGCGCAGCTCGCCCAGTTCGATCAGGTGCTCGCGCACGGCGGCTTCCAGCGTGACGTGCATCGTGTGCGCGTCAACGCCAAGCGCGGAGGCCATCTGCCCCGAGATGCGCGCAGGCCAGTTCAGCCAGGCATCGCGCTCGATGCGCGCGAGCTTGAAAACGTGGGCCACGGCCTGCGCCCGATCCACCAGTTCCTTCTTGCGGTGTGCCAGCTCCACCTTGTTCAGCTGGGCCTTCAGCACTTCGTTGACGGTGCGCGCCTGCAGCAGCGACGTGCCACCCGCTGACAGCGGCGGCGCGCTCGGTTCGGACGCATCGCGCGGCGGTGTGGCATCGGCAGTCGCGGGCGCGCGTCGGGTTTTCGGGCTGCTGGCCTGCTCCTGCGCAGGGGCCCGGCGAGGCTGCAATGTGTTTTGCGCCCACTGCGCGTCCGCCGCATCCGGATCAATCGTGCCGTCTGGTAGTGCGGTGATCCGCCCGGTGTCGATGGCCTTTTTCACGGCCACGTGCGACACGCCACGGTGGCGCGCGTAGGCGCGAATCGAGAGTCCCATCGTCACCTTCTTCAATCATTTGTTCGTCATTCCTGCGGATTGAGCTTGGCTTCCATCGGGAACAGCGCGTTCATCACGTCACGCCAACCACACCCCGAAAGCAAATGCCATGAGCCAGATCGACACCATCCTCACCCTGATCGCCCAGAAGCATCTGGGCATCGACACCCTGCAAACCCGCCACGCCGACAGCCTGGACTTCCACGACACGGCGGTGTGGTGCATCCGGGACGCGCTGGAAGCAGCCTTCAAGGCGGGCATCGAGGTCGGCGCGTCGAGCCCGAAAGCCACGGAAGCGGAGATCGCCAAGGACTGATCGGAAACCCACGAAACCAAGAGGAAGGCGCTTGGCTTTACTCCCGAACAGCGCGTTCATCACATCGTCATCCACCACCCCCGAAGGAGCAGCAAATGACCACTACCCAACTCACCCCGGCCCAGCACGCCATCCTCGCCAAGGCCATCAACACCAGCGGCGGCAAGATCGAATGGTTCCCCGACAACATCAAAGGCGGCGCACGCAAGAAGGTGCTCGACGGCCTGTTCAACCGCGCCCTGATCACGCCTGACGGCGGGGGCTGGTGCGTCGCCGCCGAGGGCTACGACGCCTTGGGCATGAAGCGCCCCCACAGCGATATCACGCGCTCCTCGACACTCGAGGCCAAGCTTGACGCCATCATTGCCAACGCCGAAGCGGCGCAGGACGCGCCTGACGCCACCGAAGCACCGCAGACCACCGACGCCGAGTTGGAGGCCGACGTGGCCGCGTGTGAGGCTGAGTGGGCCAAGAATGCGACGCCCGCACCAGCCAAGCCACGCACCCGCGACAACAGCAAGCAGGCCGAAGTGATCCGGATGCTGCAACGCCCCGAGGGCGCGACCATCGGCCAGATCTGCACCGCCACCGGCTGGCAGGCGCACACGGTGCGCGGCACCTTCGCTGGAGCCTTCAAGAAAAAGCTCGGTCTGACCATCGTCTCGGACAAACCGCAGGGCGGCGAGCGGGTCTACCGCATCGCCTGATCGAGAAAGATCGAGAAAGAGGCCAGGCGGCGCTTGGCTTCTCAATCGAACAGCGCGTTACTACGGGTGTCGCAACGATCAACCCGAAGGAGAAACCACCATGACCAGCATCCAGATCCCCGCCACCCAGAACGACGCCTGGGGCTTTTGGGGCACGATGAACGAGCACGCCAGCGGCGCGTGGCCCCTGGCGATGAGCGCCATCTCGGACGCCACCGGCCAGACACTCGAATCGGTACGGGTCTTCCTCGACAGCCGCCACGGCCGCCATTTTGCCGACGACGTCCAGAACGGGCTTTACGAAGGCAAGACCCTGACGGACGCGATCAACGCTGCCACCCAGCGCTGGATGGGCTGGACGATTGGCCGCCAGACCAGCAAGCAGTACGGCATCCCACGCGGCCTGCCTTACCTGACGGGCTTTGTGATCCACTGCGAAATCAACGACGAAATGGCCGCCTGATGAAAACCGCAGCTGCCGAACGGGAGCAGGCGCTGCGTTGGCTGATCGCCAACCGGCGTCCGGACATTTCCATCGAGCAGGCCGTGCGCGTCATGTGCATGGCACTGCCACGCGATCTCACCACGATGCAAATCCTGCGGCGCATCGCCGAGGAAGAAGAAGCCAAGGCGCCTGCGCGCGGATTCAATTGGCGCACGCCTGCTGGTCTGCCGCCTCTCGGATAGCCTGCTTGCCGGTGAAGTCCTCCCACCGGCGCACGATCACATCCACGTACTTCGGATCGAGTTCGATCAGCCGCGCGATGCGGCCTGACTTCTCCGCTGCGATCAACGTCGTGCCAGAGCCACCAAACGGGTCGAGCACCACGTTGCCGGGGCGGCTCGAATTGCGGATCGCGCGCTCGACCAGTTCCACCGGTTTCATCGTCGGGTGCAGGTCGTTCTTCTGCGGCTTCTTGATCTGCCATACGTCGCCCTGGTCGCGGTCGCCGCACCAGTGGCGTTGCGCGCCCTCGGGCCAACCGTACAGGATCGGCTCGTACTGGCGCTGGTAGTCGGCGCGGCCGAGGGTGAAGGTGTTTTTGGCCCAGATGACGAAGGTCGACCACTTGCCACCGGCGGCACGGAAGGCGGCCTGCAGCACGTCGAGTTCGCTGGAGGACATCGCCACGTAGATCCCGCCCCGGCAATGCGCCACGGTGGGCGTCAATGCCGCCAGCAGGAAATCGTAGAACCCGTCGCCCAGGTTGTCGTTCAGGATCGCGCGATCCTTGCCGCGCATCTTGTCCTTTGCGCTGTTGGCGTAGTTCACGTTGTACGGCGGATCGGTGAAGACCATGTCGACCGGCTCGCCTTGCAGCAAGACCTCGTAGCTTGCCGCCACGGTGGCATCGCCGCACAGCAGCCGGTGCGGGCCCATGATCCAAACATCGCCCGGGCGCGAGATCGGCGTCTCGCTGACTTCGGGCACCGCATCCTCATCGGTCTGCCCCTCGTTGTCAGGCTCGTCGCCCGCGATCAGTTCGGCCAGGGCGTCGGCGTCGAAGCCGGTGATGTCGAGGTCGAAGCCGTCCAGCTGCAAGGCTTCCAGTTCGATCCGCAGCATCGCGTCGTCCCAGCCTGCGTTCTCGGCAATGCGGTTGTCCGCGATGACCAGTGCGCGGCGCTGCGTTGGCGTCAGGTGATCCAGCACGACCACCGGCACGATCTCCAGCCCGAGTTTCTGGGCGGCGGCCAGCCGACCGTGGCCAGCGACGATGATGCCGTCGCTGCCCGCCAGGATCGGATTGGTGAATCCGAACTCGGCGATGCTGGCGGCGATCTGCGCCACCTGCTCCTCGGAGTGGGTGCGCGCGTTGCGGGCGTAGGGCAGCAGCTTGCCGGTCGGCCACTGCTCGATCTTGTCGGCCAGCCAGTTCATGCCACCACCTCGGCATCAAGGGTAGTAGCGCGCTGGGCGGCGACCTGCTCGAAGGACTGGCCTGTTGCCAGCAGCGTCACCGGCACACCGGGGTGGTTCTGCTGGAAGCGCTTGATGGCGACGTCCACGTACTCCGGCGCGATTTCCACGCTGCGGCAGGCGCGGCCCGTGCGCTCAGCGGCCAGCATGGTGGTGCCGCTGCCGCCGAAAGGTTCGAACACGATGTCGCCCGCGTCCGTATAGGCCTCGATCACGAACTCCGGCAGCGCCACCGGAAACACGGCGGGGTGGTCGATGTCCTGACCGATCTTGCCCTTGTGGCGCATCACGCGGATCACGCTGTCGGGGATGCGCGTGTCCTGCGTCGGCAGGCCCTTGTGCGTCCAGCCGCCGACTTCGCCATCCTTGCCGCGCATCGCCGTGGACGAGCCATCGGCGCGCAGGTGCGACTCCTGCCCGGCATGCTTGCAGGGCACGATCTTGTTGGGCTTGCGGCTTTCGCGGTTGAAGTGAAAAACGAACTCGAAGCTCGGCGCGAAGCGTCCTGCCCAGTCGCCGGGCATCCCCGGCCCCTGATCCCAGACGTACCACGCAAAGCGCCGCCAACCTTGCTGACGCATCCAGCCGAGCCACGCATCCCAATACGGGATCACCTCGTTGTCGCGGTGGATGAGGCCAAGGTTGACCAGCACCTGCCCATCGGCCGCCATCGGCAGGTGCGCGAACACGCCGCGCATCAGGCCATCCCAGTCGGTGATGCCGCCCGAGGTGTAGTCGCGCTGGTTGCCGTAGGGCGGCGAGGTGAAGCACAGGCGAGCGGCATTGCCGTCCATCAGTGCCGCGACCACGCCCCGGTCGGTGGCGTCGCCACAGATCAGGCGGTGCGCGCCGATGGCCCAGACATCGCCCGGGCGAGACACCGCCACGACGGGGGCGTCGGGCACGTCGTCCGCTGCGTCCGGTTCGTCGGCGTTCGGCTCCGGGTCGGCATTGGGGTCGGTCACCTCACCCGTGAGCAGCGCCTCGACCTCGGCATCCTCGAAACCCGTCAGCGCAAGGTCGTACCCCGCTTCGGACAGGTCGGCCAACTCCAGCGCCAGCATCTCCGCATCCCAGCCCGCATCCAGTGCCAGCCGGTTGTCGGCGATCACCAGCGCGCGCTTCTGCGCGACGGTCAGATGTGCCAGTTCGATCACCGGCACCTGATCCAGTCCGAGCTTGCCGGCAGCGGCCAGACGCCCGTGCCCGGCGATGATGCCGTTGTCGCCATCGACCAGGATCGGGTTCGTCCAGCCGTACTCGACGATGCTGGCCGCGATCTTGGCGATCTGACCCTCGGCGTGCGTGCGCGGATTGCGGGCGTAGGGAATCAGCGCCTCGACCTTGCGGTACTCGACGTTGAGCGTGTTCAAAGTGGAAATCCCAAAAGCAAAACCCGCCGAGCGTTGCCGCAGGGCGGGTCGGTGAATGACGATTCTGGTGGGGTGGTAACCGCGCCGAGGGGTGGTAACCGAGACCGGTAACCTGGCCGACTGGTAACCTTACCCGCGCCCTGACGCTAAAAAAGCGCCGCGCTCGCGCCCCCCGCATTGCGATTCGGGAAGGAAGGACCCCTTTCGCCTCGGGCCGCTCGCCGAACCGTCACCGCTGTCCAGAAGATAGCTGAAATACTACCCCCGGCCGGGCTGTTTTGTTGCAGGCTCGACGAGCGTCAAAAGGGAAAAACGCAGGAAACGAAGGACAAACGCGGCAAGCATTACCCTGCTTGGCCCACGATTTTGGAAGGCAGGCGGAGGCCTTCGCCGTTGAGTTTCTCGGCGACGATCTCCAGCGCCCGTTGCCAGCGCCGCCACGCCGTCGTTCGGTCGCAAGCAAAGCGGATCGTGATGTCGCGCCAGCCGTAGCGTTTGGCCCGCATCCACACCAGATGGCGCTGCTCGACCTCCAGCCACTGCACCCACTTCATCGTCTCCAGCATCCGGTCAACGGCGTCGGGTGTGGGTGGGAAGGGTCGGTAGACGTGCTCGTCGGCGGCAAAGGCTTCCCACTCCTTGCGCACAATGATGGGCCAGGTGTTGAAGTAGCCCTGCACACGCACCGGTGGCAGGCGTCGTCCGGTGCTGGCGGCTTCCTCGAAGCGTGCTGCCACGTCCTCAATCGTCCAGTCGTTGCGGGCCACGTCACACCTCCTGTCCAAGGTCGTGGTGGTGGACAGCCCAGTGCAGGAGGGCCAGCGCGTCGGCTTCGTTGTCGTCGGCCGGGGCATGACCACGGGCACGGGCGGACGCCACCATCTCGTCCTTGCTGGCGTTGCCCTTGCCGGTGGCGTGCTTCTTGATCGTGCCCACGGGCACGCCCTGGTAAGGGATCTGGTGGTGTTCGCACCACGCGGTGAGCGTGGCGAGGAAGCCGCCGTAGGCGTGCGCCGCGTCGGTCGAGACGTGGCGACGGACTTCCTCGAAGTACAGGCAGTCGATGCC